ATAAAAAATTGAACATAAAATGCCAATTGATACAAAACCAAACCTTAATTTTGAGAAATTTGAACAGTTTACTGGTGATACATTAAATTTATCGGGTACTACTAGAGTATTTGGTAACATTGAATATGCTGGTTCTGCTCCATTAAATTTAAATAATAGATCGTTAGTTGATAGAGGATTTATTATTTCAGGAACCTCAACACCATTTAATCTTGATACTGATGCAACTATTCCCAATACTTTTGCATATAAATCAAATAATACATTTAAAGGGCCGGGTAGAGTTATATTAACAAATGGTTCTTCGTTAGTGTCAGGCGTATCTACAAATTTTTTAAATGATACTAATCCAACTGGATTGTCTTTTTGGTTTACTTTTTGGGTTAAAGATACAGCTAATAACTGGTATCGAGTTGATTTAGGTACAATAACTAATAATACAAGTGCAACAATATTTAGAGTACATAGTAGATCATTAATTAGACAGGGTAGTTTAGCAACACGACAAGCAAATGCTTCAGTACCAAATATGCCAACAGTGCCAAGTGTTTTTACTGGTATAACAGGTACATATGATTATTTTATTGGTTTTAAAAATTGGAGTGATGGTAATTTTTCAATAGTATTAGGTAATTCATCGTATGCTGATAACTATTCATGTGCTTTTGGTGGTTCTTCTGCGGCTGCTGGTTTTGCATCAAATGTAATTGGTTTTGCATCTTTTGCTAGTGGTCAATATTCATATGCTTTTGGTGATACAGCAAGAGCAACAAATAGTTGGTCATATGCAATCGGAAGAAGAGTACAATCTAGTGGTCAACATAGTTTAGCTATGGGCGTTTCAACACAAGCAACTAATGATACATCAGTATCTATAGGTAGAGGTCATGATGTTAGTGGAACTGGTAGTGATAGATATTTGTTATCTTCTGGTATTGCAGCATTTAATTTATCTGAAAATACTGCAACTCAAACATCTGGACATGGTGCAAGAGCAAGAGCAAGTGGTATATTTGCAGGTCAAAATGCTGATGTACCTGCAAACTCAGATAGATCAGTAGTTATTGGAGGATTAAATATTAAAGCAACATCAGCAACAACAGATACTGTTTTTATGCCAAGAGTTAGAATTGGTTTAGGTACTGGTGGTTCTTTAACAACTGACAATGCGAATAATAATATATTGGTAAGAAATGCAACTACTGGTGAATTGCAGATAAGAACTGCTGCGTCATTAACTGGTGCATCTGTAATAACAGCAAGTAATGGTATCAGAAGAGTTGGAAATGATATTAGATTAGGTGGTAACATAACTGGTGCAACAACGATTGGTTTAGGCAATGTTAATTTAACAATAACAGCAACAACAGGAACGTTAAGATACGGTAGTAATTATTCGGCAAATTATGACGCAAGATCAATACCTGATGTGGGCTATGTGACTGGATTAACTTCACAAAGATTATTGATTTCTTCTTTTAATAGTTATTCAGCTTCAACTCTAACAAATATTAATTCTCGTTTATTAAGAACGACTTTTAATTCATATACTGCAAGTACAATAAATATAACGTCAGGTAGTAATGGTTTAACAAAAGTTGGTAATGATATTAGATTAGGTGGTAACATAACTGGTGTAACAACAATTGGTTTAGGAGCAAATAATTTAACATTCAGTGCAACAACTGGAACGTTAAGATATAGTGGTGATTATTCGGCAAATTATGATGCAAGATCAATACCTGATGTTGATTTTGTAACTGGATTAACGAAAAACTACTTAACAATGGGAGTAAGTTCTAACGCAACAATAAACACTGGTCAAAAGGGAACATATACTATATCTTATGATGGTATTTTAACAGGATGGAGATTAGTTGCAGATACTTTAACTGACTTAACATTAGATGTTTGGAGAGCAAATAATTCAATACCAACTAATTCAAACAGCATATTTTCTGGTAATAATCCAACATTAATAAATCAAATATTGAATAGTGCATCTGATTTAAACATTACAGTTTCAAATGGAGATGTATTTATATTAGAAGTTGAAGATAATACAGCATCTAAATATATAAGAATAGAATTTGAAATAACACCAACAATATAATATAAATCGTAAAATTTATGTCAAAAAAAGCAGTAGAACATATATTTGTAGGGAATACTAGCCCGATAACTAGTTATAATCAAAATAATACTAATTTAGGTGAATTAATTAAGCAATATACAGGATTAACTTCATTAGATAGATATGTTGGCCCATCACGAATAGGTATTGCAAGACCGATGGAAGCATCTACTGCAATAGTATCTTTTTTTCCTCACGTAATCGACATATCTTCATCAATATCATGGGTTTTTTTAGCAGATAATACAGCAGCAGCACCAACAAGAAGAATTGTTTTATATGAATATGATAAAAATACGTCCAATTTTACATGGAGAGGATTTATAACATTAACATATCCAACAGCTACTGTCCATACTATTCGTGGCATGAGAATGTTAAGAGAATTATATACTACTGGAACTGTTGGTGTTACTGGTACAACAGTAACTGGTGCTGGAACTTTATTTACTGATTCAAGATTATGTGTTGGCTCAAGAATTGGTTTTGGTTCTACAAACCCAAATAATATAACTACATGGTATCAAATTTCTGCAATTGGAAGTAACACATCAATAACATTAACTACTTCTGCACCGACATTAACTAGTGGTACTCCATATGTAATTGAGGATTTAAGATGTATTACAACAACAACAAATGCGACTGCTACTAATGGTGGTTTATTTTTAACAAAAGGATTAAGAATTGAAGATTTTACTATTAGTGGTACTGTAATACCAGCAGCAACAACTGTAGACAATATAAAAGCAGTTTATTGGTTAGCTGATGCAGGTACAGTCTTAAATACAGCAGCTTGTGGTTCTGCTATTGGTAATTTAACATCTTTTACTGATCAAAGAGTTTATGTTTTAGATGTGAATACTGTTAGAGTATATGTTTATAATATTCGTGCAGCATTAGCTGGCCTAACTGCTGGTAGATCAACATCGGCATTTGTTTTTAGAACTGGTAACCAAGCAGTTGTTGGTACAATATCACTAAATAATAATGGTATAATTGCAACTGCATCACATGGCCCCGGAAGTGGAGTTGAATCATTATATTTTGTAACGAATAATCGGATATATCGATCTGCAATTAGTTCAATTACTGATGGATCAACAACATGGCAATCAGATTTAATGCTTGAAGTACCACCGGGTAGTACAACAACTATTATTGCAAGTGGTGGTTTGTCAATAATTAATTATGAATCATCTTTTGATAGATTTATTTTAATAACATCTGGTGTTGGTGGTAGTAGAAGTTATGTCACTAGATATAATACTATTTCTGATCCAATGGACAATGTTTTCTTAATTGAATCAAAAGTATTAAATCAATCAATATCTGATATTGGTGCTTCAATACATCCATCAATTCATACATTAGCATTTTCAATTTGTTCGGAAGGTGGTATTTTATATTTAATAAGAAATTCTGCCTTTTCATCCGGTAATCAATTATATTCTTTACCATTAGCAGCACATTTAAATTATGGAGAAACAACAAATAATGTGTTGATAAGTCCAAGAATTTTAACACCAAACGCTAATAGATATTATAGAATATATGTAAATAATGTTAGACAAATAGGTAGTGATACGTTAGGTACGCCTCCAGAATCTTTTAAAGTATACTATAGAACATCAGGTATTTCTGATAATAGTGGATCATGGACATTATTGGGTGATGATGGTGATTTAACATCAGTTTCACCATCAACAGCAATACAATTTAGATTTTTATTTAATGTTATTGGTTCATATTGTATACCATCAAGATTATTGGGATTTACTGTTGTATTTGAGGATGACTCAGGTGATTCACACTATGAACCATCAAGAGATTTTTCAGATATATCAACAAATAGATTTGCGTATCGACAAGCAACATTATGGGGTGGTAACATACCAAATCTTAGAATTAGATTGTATAATGTATCAACAAATACATTAGTTTTAGATGATAATGTTATTTCATCATCACTTGGAACTTTCGAATATTCAAATAATAATGGAAGTACTTGGAATGCATGGAGTAACACACAAGATGTTGTCGGTAATTATATTAGATACACCGCAACAACATTACCCGCCGGAATAAGAGTGAGAGTATCATTAACACAAGCATAAATATGATACATTTATACAAACATTTTCCTTTATTAACAAACGATAAACTATTAGTTTTTAAAGAAGGAGATTATAATGAAACTGATTTAGTATTAGTTTGTAGTGTTGATGATGTTGATAATCCACATTGTTCATATCAAGCATATTTTATAAAGTATGGTACTACATATGAAAATCTAAACGAGTAATTTTTATGATATTAGATATACTTTTTCAGTCTGAAAGTTTTATTGTTGACATACCTCAAGTTGTTGGTGGTGTTATATCATCATATAGTTTAGATGGTAGTGGTGTTTATGATTATAATGTTGAAATTTTTATATAATGTAATGGTATTTTGTAAAAAACATTAAAATAGAAAACATTTAATACATAATCTAAAATGTGGTTTTTTAAAAGGAATTCAAAACAATTCCTTTTTTCATTTTTATTAAAACCTATAAATAAGGTTATATAAATGGTATTCTTATTAAGTAAAAAGTATTTATAAAAAAACTCAAATTTTATGGCAAAAAAAGCTGATGGTAGAAATAGTGGAACTAAGTACAGACCTATAGGTACCAATACTAATCCCATTAAATTTGATACTGAGGGTACTGATGCTCATGGTCGTGAAATTAATCTTGTTAGAGATGAATCACCTACTAGAATAGATGAAGTAAGTGATACGTTATATTATTTAGGATGGGCAGAATATGGTTCAGACGAAAGTGATCCTATATGGAAAATTAAAAGAATTGAACAAGTTGGTACAGTATGGGAGCAAAAATTTGCTGGTGGAGAACAATTCTACAGATATAGATGGATTGATAGAGATATTTTAACATATTTATAAATTTTTTAGTATGAGCAGATCAACAATAGACATTAGTTATATTCAAGTTAGTGGTACTAATTTAGGTGGTGGCACACAAATATTTAAAGTAATTGACAATAATACACTTAAATTTAAAACATTAGTTGCTGGTTCTGGTATAGGGTTTTCAGCAACAACAGATACTGTTATTATTACAGGTTCATCTTCTGGCGATTTTGTAACAAATACAAAATTTAATGGATATACTGGTACTACTGCACCAGCTACATATCAGAGTAGAACTAGTATTAATACATTAACAGGTACAACACTACCAGCTACATATCAGAGTAGAACTAGTATTAATACATTAACAGGTACAACACTACCAGCTACATATCAGAGTAGAACTAGTATTAATGTTTATACTGGTACAACAGCACCAAATCAATTCGCTTCTAAATCTGCTTTTTTAATTTATACTGGTACAACAGCACCATTTATTTATTTAAATAAATCAAATTTTAATAGTTATACTGGTACAACACAACCTATTATAGATAGTGCAGTTACTGGTGGTACTTCATTAGGTTCTGGAGAGCAAATTTTTTTAAATAAAACAGGTAGAAACTTAAGATTTAAGTCTTTAGTTGCTGGTGCAGGTATTAGTTTATCAGCAACAACAAATACAATAACGATTAGATCGTTTAGTACTGGTAGTACTGCAGCAGCAGGTTTAAATAGACAAGTACAGTATAATACTGGTGGTGTTTTAAATGCTAATTCAAACTTAATTTTTGATCCATCTACAGGGTTAACTACTAATATATTAAGAATATTATCTACACCAACTTTAGGAACATTAAATGATAATATTTTATCAAGAAATATTTCAACTGGTGTTGTTGAAAGAATTACAACATCATCCATTATCAATTTATTAACATCGAATAATGGTATAACTAGATCAGGAAATAACTTTAGATTAGGTGGAACTCTTACTGGCACAACAACAATAACCTCTCCTGCTACTGGTAGTAGATTAACATTTGCAGCATTTCCTGTTCAATATTTAACGGATGTGTCTGCTAACTATAATAATAGATCATTAGTTGATAGAGGTTTTGTTACTGGATTAACAGTATCAACAGCAAATAACGGTTTAACCAGAACAGGAAGTAATGTTAGATTAGGTGGAGCATTAACTGGTAATACGACAATTAGTGGCGTAGGATTTAATTTAACATTTAGTAATAACGCATGGACATTTGGTGGTAGAGGTGTTGGTACTGTTGGTAATCAATCTATAACTTCAGGTAATTTAAATATTGCATCTGGTGATACAACATCCTCAATTGGTGGTGTTGGCAATCATGCAGGTGGACAATACGCATCAACATTAGGTGGTAGCTCAAATAAAGCATTAGGAACATTTTCGACAGTAATCGGTGGTAGCAGTAATAGAGCAATAGCAAATGGTGCAACAGCAATTGGTGGGTTATTTAATAGAGCTAATGGGTTTTATTCATTTGCTACTGGAACATATGCTACCTCAAGTGGGGATAATAGTTTTGTTGCTGGTCAAGGAGATTCAATATTTAATTTATTAGCATCAGGTAATGTATCATTTAATTTTTCACAAAATACTGGTACACAAACATTTGGTCATGGTGCATTAGCATCAAACTCAGTAATTCTTGGTGGACAAAATCATAATATTGAAGTTGGTAATACTGGTGCAGTAATTGTCGGTAGAAATGGCACTACAGGTATAAAATTAACTGGTAGCACATATATTGATAATACAGTAGTCAATAATTTAGCAATATGGAATACGCCTACAGTAGATAATATAAATGATTTATTAGTATGGAATCCATCGACAAGAAAAATTGGTAGAACAACAAGAGCAAGTTTAGTTGGCGGTAGTACCCCACCTGCTGGTTCAAATACTCAAATACAATTTAATAATACTGGTTCATTTGGTGCATCATCAAATTTTACATTTAATAGTGGTACTGGAGTATTAACAACACCATCATTAACATTATCTTCAGCACCATCACTTGGTTCGTTATCAGATAGTGTATTAATTAGAAATACTAGTTCTGGTGTAATACAAGCAATACCAACGTTAAGTATTGGTACTGCTAACAACGGTATAAGTAAAGTTGGAAATAATTATAGATTAGGTGGAGCATTAACGGGTAATACAACTATTGGTGGTTTATTTAATTTGGTGTTAGATAATAATTCATGGTCATTAGGAACTAGAATTGGAAGTGTTGGGTTAAATTCATTAGTTGTTGGAAATAATAATACTTCTAGTGGGTTTGCATCAACAGCAATTGGTGTAAATTGTATAGCAAGTAATACTGGATCAATTGCTGTTGGTAGTTCAGCAACAGCAAGTGGAGGTGTATCATCAGCTTTTGGTATTTCAATTTTATCATCAGGTCAAGCATCATTTGCTGGTGGTGAAGGTCAATCATCAAGACCAGTTTTATCGTCAGGTGGTTGGTCATTTAATTATTCGTATAATGATGGATTACAAACAATTGGTCATGGGGCACTTGCAAATAGATCAGCAATTCTTGGTGGACAAAATCATAATATTGAAGCAGGTAATATTGGTGCTGCTATTATTGGTGGTAGTGGTATTAAATTAACAGGTAGTACGTATATTAATACGACAGCAGTACAAAGATTAGCAATTTTTGATAGTCCTGTAGTTAACAATATAAATGATTTATTAGTATGGAATCCATCAACTAGAATAATTGAAAGAACAACAAGAGCAAGTTTAGTTGGCGGTAGTACCCCACCTGCTGGTTCAAATACTCAAATACAATTTAATAATACTGGTTCATTTGGTGCATCATCAAATTTAACTTTTAGCACTGGCACTAATACATTGTCAACATCAAATTTACTTGTTTCTAATAATTTGATATTATCAACATTACCAACATTAGCAAATAGTGATCATTCAATTTTATCAAGAAATCCAACTACTGGTATAATTACACAATCCAATTTTTCATATACAAATATAGTCTACGTTTCAAAAAATGGCGATAATACTACTGGTCAACTTAATAATCCTAGAAGACCATATTTAACAATTGACTTTGCATCTTCAATAATCGCATTATCTTCAACACCAACAGATAGAGGATTAGTTTTTGTATTTTCAGGAACATATTTTGAACAAGTAATTATAAGAAATTATGTTGATATTCAATTAAATAATGCAATTATACGTAATAGTTCTCCTTCTGGTGTTGGTGCATATGCTCTTAGATTAACAACAGGTATAAATGAAGCTAAAATATTTGGATGTGGTGAAATAATTAGTAATAATGATTCAGCAATCGGTATTTTTGCAAATGGTACGGTAACCATTAATGTCGATAAAATTTTAGGAAGAGGAAGTGGTTTTGGTGGTGGAGTTATTTCTGTTAACACAATTTTACCAAATTTACATATTAATACTAATGAAATAAATGTAATTGGAGGAAATATAAATGAAATTGCAGTTTCTACACTAACAAATGGTAAAGTAATAATTAATTCAAATAGAATATTAGGTAGTGTTTTAATAGCGAATTCGACATCATCTGGTTCAGACACACATATTGATTCCAAAATTATTGAAGGATCATTAATATTAGGTGTTGGTGGTGGTAATTTATATTTTAAAACAAATCATTTAAAATCTATTATATCACCCATAAGACCTGCAATTGAAGTTACACCATCTACTCTTGGTGTCTATAGATACATATTGGATATCGGATATGTTGAATCATCATTTACTGATGGTGCAATAAGAATTGTTGGTGATGCTACTTCAGCTAGCAGACTTACATTTAAAAATTTGATTGCAAGATCAACTAATTCTGCAAATTCTGTCATAACAATTCAGAGCGATATAAATATCAATTTTATTGGTGAAACTACATTAATTGGTGGGTTGAGCACTACAATAAGAGGTTTAATTTTACCAAGAACAATAAAAAGTACTGGAATTATTTATGGTCATAATCCAAATACATTGACAACTGTACAAATTGGAAGTTATGTAAATAACGCAGATGTGTTTAATATGTTATAATATATATTTGTGTTTACGTAAAATTTAGAGCATTATATTTTAAATTAAAAAATATGAAAAAAAAGAAAAAAGAAAACAAAAGAGGTTTAATTATATCAGGTGGTGGTGCATTCGGAGCCTATGGTGTAGGCACACTTGCAGCATTTGATAAAGAATACGATATTGTAGCTGGTATATCAACTGGTGCACTCATGGGTGGTTTAGTCTCATTAAGAAAATGGGATGTACTTAAAGAAGCGTATACAAGCGTTACTAACGAATCAATATTTGATAAAAAATGGTATAGACCACATGTTTTTAATAAAAAAAGAAAGCTGCATTATATGTTGAATATGGTAAAGTAGTATCATTTTGTTGGGGAAAATTTGATTCAGATTTATCTTCAATTTTTGGTTCAATATCTGATTATGATGAAATAGATTTATTAAATCGTGTTTCTGATTTTCTTGAAAAACTTAATAAAAAATATCCTGATACTATTTTATGTGGCCATAATATAAAAGAATTTGATATACCATTTTTGATTAAGAGAATGATTTATTACAAAATAAAAATTCCTGTAATATTAAAAAATTATTTAGCTGCAAAAGCGTGGGAACAAAAAGCTACTGATACTTTGTATGATTGGAGAATGGCTGGTAGTAGGTTTATGAGTCTCGATTCAATTGCCGAATTTTTAAAAATTGAATCATCAAAACATGGTGATGTAGACGGAAGTAATCTGAGTCAATATTATTGGTTTGGTGAAACAGATCAAGAGAAACGTAGAACTACAATTGATACTTACTGCAAAGCAGATGTGCGTGTGGTGATGGAATTAGCTAAAAGATTTAATGATGTCTTATAATAAAAAAACCCCATTTATGGGGTTTTTTTATGTCTTTTTTGAGGTATTTATTTGTAAATAAAACTTATGAAAAAAATACTTAACACCATAATTGATCCCAAAAAAGGAATTGTTTTAGGATTAGTTTTTTTTGTTGTTGCTTTTATTAATTCATTAATAGTAGATGCAAGATCAATGAGTGATTTATCTTGGTGGGGTAAGATTGCAACTATTGGCATGATGATAATTTTGGGAATTATTTTTATCAGATTCTTTATTGTGCCAATTGGTTATTGGATAATAAAATTATTTAAGTAATAATGAAGAAATTCAAAATAAAAAAAAACAAACCATTATTCTTGGGGATTATACCGTTTTGGTATTACTTTCAGAAATAAAATTTCTTTTAGAGCAAATTTTGATAAATCATGTCTTTATGATTTAAAAAATAGTCATAATTACGACATAAATAAACTATTTGGTTTTTCTACAACCCTTTTTCATCATAATCAATCAGCAAGAATTGGATGGAGAAGACATGATGATTTTTCAATAGAAGTCCTTACATATTCATATAATAATAGTAAAAGACTTGATGAAACAATACTTGGAATTGTAAAACCAAATCAAGTTTTTACATGTACTATAGAAGACACTGAAACACATTACAAATACACTTTTTATACGAAGAATGATTTTAATATTGTTTTAGATAAAAAGAAAAAGGATAAAGTGCTGTTTAAATATTTACTTTGGCCTTATTTTGGTGGTAATCAAACAGCACCTCATGATATGATAATCTATATTGAAAGAATTTAACTTACTATATATTTCTGATCAATTATAACCCTAACATCACCTATTGCTTTTAATTTATCTTCTCCAAAAGTGTTTTTCATAATACTATATACATAGTCGGTTTTGAAATAGTCTTGTAATTCCATCAATGTGATTGGTACTGTTAAAATTATATCGTTGGTCGATTCTCTCACAAATTTTACGTCAATTCTTATTGACTCTTTAGTGTATCTTACAGCCATTTTTTATTAGTTTAATATAAGTTTAGATATGTGTTTATTATCCTTTTCAATTTGAAGTAAATAATCTGGATTAATTTCATGTGTTGGTTCTATAATAACTACTTTCTTATAGAATTTATTCGACAAATGAAGTAAGTCAACAAACTTTAATGCTTTCACTGGCACAACTGCACCAGCTACTTATTTAACAAAGACTGCATTCAACACATATACAGGTTCAAGTAGTCCAATGAGTACAGCTAATAACGGTTTAACAAGATCAGGTACTAATGTAAGACTTGGTGGAACATTAACTGGTAATACTACAATTACAACAGCAACTGGTAGTAGATTAAATATTGCTGGTTGGCCTATGCAATATGCTAGTGATTTATCTGCAAATTTTGGTACACGTTCATTAGTAGACAGAGGATATGTTACTGGAATTACTACCACACTCATACCAAAAGTACCTGCTGCAACAAATAACAATTTAGCCGTTTGGACTACTGGTGGTGTTTTAAGAGATTCTGGTGTTCCTCTATTATCAATTACTGGTGGTACTGGATTTTATTTTTATACTGATAGAACTGCGACAGATAATAATACGACCACAACAGATGTAACATATATTTCTGGTGTTTCAAGTACATTGGACAGTGGAACTTGGTCTATTGATTTTAATGCAATTGGTGGAAATACATCATCAAATAGAAGTGTTATTATCGGTTTTTACATAGATAATGTACTTCAAGGTGTTGAATGTCAGCTTCAATTAAATGCATCAACAAACGCAGTACCATTTACATTAACAAAAGATTTAACACTTACAACAGGTGTACATACATTTCAAATAAGATTTAGACAATCTGGTGGTGGTACAGCCTTTTTAAGTTATGGATCAATTAGAGCAAGACAAGTAAGATAAAATTTATATGAAACTATTAGGATACATATTGAATGGAAATGTGTTAGGTACTCAAGTAACAACTTGGACTAACGATCAACTTAATGGTAATAGACCATTTTTAAGTATAGAAGATAATGATATAATACCAAACCAATACAGTGATATATCTTCAATTACAACATGGGGTTCTTTAGGACAAAATGTTGAATCGTGGTATAATGTTAGATCAGAAATACAAAAATTGTTACCTAGTTCATTAACAGGTTTAACTGAAACTGAATTGGCAATAGTGTCAGAATACAAATTAGATTTATATTATAGAATATACGATAATATAACTTTTGATGATCAAGTAAATCCTCAGAATCCACCATTTAACTTAGATTATGATATTATTGGAATGCATAAAAAGAGACATTTCAATAAAGGTGAATTAGGTAAAGTAGAATATTATTCTAATTATAATCCGTCAACAAGTGAATATTCAGGATTGTGTGTAGTGGAAGATAGAACATATTATAGATATAATCGAATGTTAAATAGACGTGAGATGGATATTACTTGGTATTATAATGATGGAACTAGTGGTGAAACTAAACATACAATAAAATATTATACTACAGAAGAAGCAATACAAGCAGGTGAAGTAAGAAGAAGAAATGTCATATCAACACTAAAAACAAATACTGTTGGGCTAATTATGATGACATCTGGTATAACTCAAACACAAGCAGAGAGTTATAGGACTTTTATTTTTAGAACAATATAATAATGCAATATTTAAATATATTGAAGGTGTAGAATCAGTACTAAAAAATATTATATTAACTGATGTTAATCATAGTTGGTTAAATAATGTTATTCCTAATACTGGTGGATTAACTATTAGATTGTATTTATATGATGGAATAAATATTGATTACACAATTAATAACATTGATTTATAATATGTATCAGAGTAGACAAATATTTTTCATAAAAAAGGATAGTACACTTCCTAAATTAAAATTTCCTTTAACACAAGCAATCATGGAATATTATGATATTACAGAAGATATGCTTGAAAATTGTGCTGTAACTTTTTCAATGACTGATGCTGATACTGGTATATATAGAATTGCAAATTCTCCAGCTAATTTAGAGATAAAAGAGGACAGAGCATCAAATCCTGATGAGGTAAAATATACCCTAACTTACTGCTTTTCTTTAAAAGATACAAGAAAAGAAGGACATTTTAAAGGTCAATTCCAGATTGACTTTCTTGGCGAAAATTGTGGAAAAATAGGGTTTCCAAGTACCCAAATGATAGATATTTACATACAAGATTCAATAACTGTTACCACAGTAGTCTAAAATTTAGTATATTTGCTATACCCAAAATAACCTAAAATGAGTTTGGATAGTAAATTTATTGTTTTTTGCGAGAAAATACCCGATGCTGACAAATATTACGTCAGATTTCCCTATAATAAGGAACTTGTAGAGAAAATAAAGGGATTACCACCTAAACAAAGGTCATGGAATCCATCTCAAAAGGTATGGGAAGTTAGCCCTGCAGGATTATTTACCGTTATTTTAGCCTACCGTAAGTCTGAGCTAATCTTTTTTGATTTCATGGGTGATGATAACAAAAAAGAATTCATCGCTCTAACCCAAAAAGAAGATGAAAAAGCGAAGAAGAAGGTTTCTGATCTAAAGAAACAGCTTGAAAAGAACGATTTAGCCATTAAGTTTAAAAAGCAGTATGAAGAAAATCCACAGCAATATGCTGATAGGGTTTTAAAAAATCTCAAAGAGGGCGTTCAGTTATTTAATCATCAAATAGTTGGTGCATTATTTACCGAATATGTTGGTAGTGCATTACTTTCACTTGAGATGGGGCTTGGTAAAGCCGAGAATGTTAATTCAAAATTATTAACACCCAATGGATGGATAAGAATGGGTGATGTAAAAATTGGCGATCAAGTTATTGGTTCTAATGGTAAACCATCTAATGTAGTTGGTGTTTATCCACAAGGAGAAAAAGATATATATAGAGTTTGGTTTAATGATGGTTCATTTGTTGAATGTTGTGATGAACATCTATGGGCAGTAAATTCTCCAATGAGAATTTGGAGAAGTAAAACTGGTAATAAAAATTTTCCTTACAGAATATTAACGCTTCGCCAGATAATGGATGAGGGATTGACAATGAAAAATGGTAATAGAAAACACTATATACCAATTGTTGAACCAATTGAATTTAATGAAAAAAAACTTATAATTCATCCATATTTATTAGGGTCATTGTTAGGTGATGGATCAATAACAACAAAAAACAATGTTATATTTTCTACTGGTGATTATGAAAGTATTGAATTAATAAAGGAAATTTTATATAGTGGTAATACCATTCAAAGAAATACATCACGCATATATGATTATAATATAACAAGTAAAACAAATAGAAATGAAATAAATCGTGAGTTAAAAAGATTAAATTTAAAGGGTTGTAATTCATACACAAAATTTATACCTAATGACTATAAATTTGCTTCAATAGAACAAAGATTGGAATTATTAAGGGGTTTACTTGACACTGATGGTCATATTTATAAAGATGGATCACACATTGAAATAACATTAGCATCTAAACAATTAATTGAAGACTTGCAATTTATTGTTCAATCTTTAGGTGGAATCGGTAGAATTAAAGAGAAATGGGTCACATATAAAGGTGAACGAAAAATGTATTATAGAATGGGCGTTAAATTACCCCCACAATTTATACCATTTAAATTATCTCGTAAGATAGAGAGATATAAGCCTGTAACTAAATACTTACCATCAAGAGCAATTTCAAAAATTGAATATGTTGGTAGGGAAGAAGCTCAATGTATTGCAGTTGATGCACCAGATCATTTATATGTTACTGATCATTGTATAGTAACGCATAATACGCTTATCTCTATATCTTTTGTAGAGATGAAAGATTTTGATAAGGTATTCGTTATTACACCCAATAGCTTAAAATTTAATTACTTTAATGAAGTAAAGAAATTTACAAATTCAAAAGCACATATAATAGGTAATAAAAACAATGAATATGATATTAAAGAATCAAAGTATATTATCTTCAATTATGAATTTTTCAATAAAAGTAATAGTGATGCTATCGAAAGTAAATTAAAAAAATTAGGGTTGGATTTTTTACCTAAATGTATAGTAGCAGATGAATGTTTTACATATGACACATTAATAGATACTGATAATGGTAAATTAAAAATTGGTGATATTGTTGAAAATAAATTGAATGTTAAAATATTATCCTATAATCATAAGTTAAAAAAAATTGAAAGAAAATCAATTAGTCGGTATTTATGTAATGGATATAAAGATATTGTTAGAGTTAAATTTAATAATGGTGATACTATTGAATGTACTTCTGACCATAAATTTTATTCTTTAACTGAAAATAAATATAAACCAATAAAAGAATTTACTTATGGTGAAAAACTATATAGAAAGAAAGAAAAAAATACAAACGAAAGAAATAGATTGTTTGAATTGCAAGAAAATCCTCAAACAAAAAAGAAGCAACCAAAAGTTTTGCTCAAAAAAATGCTCTGTGAATTATACTTCAAAAGAAAATGTGATCAAATCATTAATTACGAGGAAATTAAACGGAAATTTAGTGGAAAAGATAAAAAGAAATTGTTTTGTTTGTGGGATAGAATTTTTAATAAGAAGAACGATGAAAAAAAGATTTTGTTCACACAGTTGTTCAGCAATATGGAGAATGTCTCAGAAACAAATCAAAGAAAAAGTTCACAACAAAGAAACATACAAGAAAATATCGAAAAGTCGAACATTAGCTTTACAGAAGAATCCAGAGTTAAGAGAAGCAATTTCATTAAGAATGAAAAAACACAATCCAATGTTCAAAATGCAAAATATAGAAAAAATGAGAGAAAAAATTATTGGTCGAACATTTTTATCAAGAGGTGGAAATGGTCAATTAACAAAACAACAATTAAAACTTTTCTCATCAATATCAGGAATAACATATATGAAAATGGAATATTCAATACCAGTAATACAACAATTGAAAGAAATGAATATAAAAATAGACTCACCACCAACACATTACAAAGTGGACATTGGAATTCCATCTCTGAAATTAGCAATAGAGATAGATGGGAATACACACAAAACAAAAAAATGGAAGTATTTAGATTATCGAAAAACAGAGATATTGAAATTGTTTGGTTGGAAAGTATTGAGGTTTTGGAATCAGGAAATAGACGAAAACTTGGAGAAAGTGGTGGAGAAAATAAAAAAGTTTATGATTTAGAAATTAATGATAATCATAATTATTTCGCTAATAATATTTTAGTGAGTAATTGTCATAAATTAAAAAATACTAAAGCAAACACCTACAAAAACTTTAAGAAGTTATTTAAAAAAGTTGAGCATAAGGTATTCTTATCAGGTACACCAGCACCTAATAGAATATACGAATTATACACCACACTAAATCAGATATCACCAATAGAATTTGCAACAAAGAAACATTTTCTTGAGTATTATTGTGGAATGGTTTTTAATAATGAGATGATGACTTGGGAAACACATAACATGCCTAAGTTAGATGAACTTTATAATAAGCTATCTGCATATACATATAGAAGAAGAAAAGAGGATGTTCTTGATTTACCAAAAAAAATGTATCAGAAAATATGCATTGAGATGGATGATAATCAAATAGATGAGTATAGAGAGATTGAAGAAGGTGTGGTTGAAGAAATTATGTTTGGTAATGTTCATCAAACACAATTAAATCCGTTAACTGTTTTAATTAGGTTAAGACAATTCACTGCCAAACAAAAAATAAAAATGGTAGCCGAATTGATTGAGAGATTAATAGAAGAAGATGAGAAAGTTGTTGTTGTGGATATGTTTAAACAGAACTTATATGACTTACATAAATTATTTCCAAACATTTCAGCAGTACATACTGGTGATCAAACCGTAGAAGAAAGGAATATTATTGTCAGTAAATTTCAAGACTCAAATAGTGATTTAAAACTATTTTTAGGTTCTGTGCAAACATGTAGTTACGGATTGACCTTGACAGTATCAAATAAAATGTTTATTATTACACTTCCATTTAGTGTTGGAGAATATGATCAGGTAAGCGATAGGATTCATCGCATAGGGCAAAATAGCCATGTTACCATATTTATACCCCAATTAATGGGTACAATTGATGAAAAGGTATATGATTTGATTGATAGTAAAAGAAAAGAAATCTCAAAAGCAATAGATAATGTTGACTTTCAATCTAAGGTTTCTGAGTCAATTTTAAATGATTTAATTGGAAGTTTAAAAAAGAAATATGTTCGTTAAATCAAAAAAATTTAATAGTATAAGGGATATTTATGCAAATTATTTATTTCATGAATTAAGAAATCTAGTTATACAGGAACAAATATTAATTGATTGTTATAATTTTTTAATTGATAAAATTAGAAGAGAAGAAGATTATTTACTCTTTAATATTGATATGAAATATGATAAAAGAGGTGATTGTCTAACATTAAAAGGTAACAATTTAATATCGTGTTTATGGTTAATAGGTGTTTATCCAAAAAATTCAAATGAATTAAAAGATAGATTAACATATAATTATCAAAATATTGATTATATTTATAATCCAAAGAATAAGAAGTTAACTATTGTAAACAAATAGATGATATGTCTGTAAATAACACAATTCAGGTTATTAAAGAAATTCAACAATTTCTTGAAGGAAGAAATGATAAAATAACTACCAGTGATGGTAATGAACATGACATGCGATATCTTGTAAATATTGAAGGTAATCCTGATAATAACAAGATGGCGTGTATATTTCATAGACCAGATATAAAACCAGTTTTAGAATATATCGAATATAGGCCATTCATCTATATAAAAGATTTAAAATCCTTTCCAGTTGAATTATACGGTGGTAGCGTGGATTTATTCAACATAAATAAATCAAGAAATGGTATTGAAATAATACCATTAAAAACAGGTAATCATAAAAGGTTAAAAGAGGGTTATCCGTTTATGGTTACCAGTAGCATATCATTAAATGCTATTTATAAATTTTTTAATGATGGTGGTTTAAATCTTAAAGAGAAAATAAATGATGGCAGTTTTTCTTTAAGACACAAAGATTTATTTTTTGCTGTAAAACCTGAAGAACAATTTTTAATACATCACTCAGTTAGATTATTTAAAGGTATTGATAGTTATAGTGATGTACATAGAATGACTGTAGATATTGAAACAACAACATTACGATTTAAAACAGGTAGAATTATTCAAATAGGTATTCGTAATAATAGAGGATTTGAAACAATTCTTGAAGTAAAGAAAAGAAATGATGATGAGGAAGAAGCTAAGATAATTATTGACTTTTTCAATACAATACAAATATTAAAACCAGCAGTAATTGTTGGTCATAATATTGAAGGTTTTGATATGGAATATATAATTGGTAGAGCACATGAATTAAAGTTAAATTTGGATAGGCTTAATACGTGTTATAAAGCTGATAAGAAAATTTATCGTAGAGAAAATGCAAGTGTTAAAATTGGTAATGGCGGTGAAAGATATACTGCAACAGTTGCATGGGGGTATACATATATCGATACATTACATGCGGTTAAAAGAACTGCTGCAGTTAATAGTGAGATTAAAAGTACCAAACTTAAATATATTGCTAAATTTGAAAAGATAGCAAAACCAGACCGGATGTACATCAATGGTTTTGATGGTATGATTGGTAAAATGTGGGCAGAAAATAAGATACATGTTTTAAATCCAAAAAATAATAATTATGAAATAATACCTGATCAATGGCAGAATTTATCTGCAAAACTTTATCTTCTTCAAATAAAGAAAAAGGAAATGTTAGAAGATGAATTTAAAGGATTAAGAAATGAAATACTATTACCAGAAAAGGAGTTTGTTACATACTTAAGAAGTAAAAAAGAAACTCATGGAGATTATATATTTATTACGGGAAAAAAAATAGTAAGAAGATATTTGTTAGATGATTTATGGGAAACCGAACAAGTTGATAATTTATATAATCAAAGTTCATTTCTTCTTGCAAAGATAGTTCCTACAACATATCAGAGAACCGCAACTATGGGTAATGCTTCTGTTTGGAACATCTTAATGACTGCATGGAGTTATGAAAACGGATTAGCAATTCCTCACTATGATAAATCAGAAGAAAAATTTTCAGGTGGTCTTGTTCGTTGTTATAAGAAAGGTTATAATAGAAATACAGTAAAACTCGATTTTGCTTCATTGTATCCTATGATACAATTAAGTGAAAATGTATTTCCTATGTTTGATATTACTAACGTAATTAAAAAGATGTTAACGTATATGACAACAACACGTAACATCTATAAAAAACTAGCAAAAAATAAAGAATTAAAAGAGGAAGAAATTGAATTATTACAAACACTTGATGAAAAAGTTTATAATAAACTAAAATCAGGTGATAAATTTACTGATAAAGAGATGAATCTTTTTAATGTAAAACAGTTACCTATTAAGATTATAAACAATTCGCTATTTGGTGCATTAGGATCAGGTGTTGCATTTAATTGGTCTGATAGTGTATGTGCTGCTCGTATTACATGTACTGGTAGATTACATTTAAGACATATGGTTAGTTGGTTTAAAAAATATGGCTGTGTACCATTACTTGCGGTAACTGATGGTGTTAATTTTTCATTTGATGAAATAACAAACATTGATATTAATGGAAATCAATTACCAGAACCAAAATCAATTGATGAAGTATGGGTATATGGTAAAAATAAAGGTATATCAGCATTAATTGATAAATTTAATGCTGAAGAAATGAAACCCCCATTTATGAGTGTTGACAATGATGGTGTGTGGAAATCGTCATTAAATATCTCAAGAATTAATTATGCTAATATGAAACCTAATGGTGATATCAAATTAACTGGTAATACCATTAAGTCTAAAGTTATGCCTGAATATATTGAAGAATTTGTTGATAAAGGTTTAAGATTAATTCTTGAAGGAAAGGGTGCTGAATTTATTGAATATTATTATGATTATCTTACTGATATCTATTATAAGAGAATTCCATTAAAGAAAATTGCGACAAAGAAAAAATATAAGGAAACAATAAAAGAATATTTAAATCGTGGAACTGATAAAAATGGTAGATTAAAAGCTAAGAAAGCTCATATGGAATTGATTCTTGCTGATAGAAATAAAATGCATAATCAAAAGTTTAAAGAAGTATATTTGGATAAATATAAAATAGAACCACCATATGATGATATTAGTAAAATTGTTATTAATAATATGGATTTGAGACAAATCAGAAAATTTCTTGAAGATAAAATGGAGGATCATGAAGTTATTTTATTTAATGATAGAGTTAATAACGAAGAATTATTCAAAGTTCAGTTTATAATGGAATTATCAAAAGAATATCTTCAACCAGAACCAGAATTAGATAGTTTAATTTATCTTGTTAATATTGGTAAAACACAGTCACATGGTGATAGCGCAGTTATTCATGATAAAAATACGGGTGAATCATATATCGCATCAAGATTGATTACAGCTAAAGCATTAGAAGATAATCCTGATATGATTGGTGATTATAATGTGGCAAAATATATTAGTTCATTTAATAAACGAGTTGAAACATTACTTGAAGGTTTTTCAGAAGAAGTTAAAAATAATCTTATTGTAAAGACACCTGAAAAAAGAAATCACTTTACTACTGAACAATCTAAATTACGCAATTATGATCACGATGATTTTGATGAATCAATGTATTTAGAAAGTGCTGAAATTAAATTTTGGAACAAGACTGGTTATGATCCATATGAAATATGGAATGGATTTAAAGTTCCAGAAAGTGCAGTTATGACTCTTCCATTCTATAAAAATGCTATTAAACAAATGGAGGAAATGTTTTTTAAACAAAAAGGTAAGCATGTACCAGTGATGAGCGTTAATGATAAATTAAAGGATGGTGATGCTATTCTTATAAAGAATCATGAGATGTATTCATTAGGTAAATTTAATGGACAATACATTGAAATTGTGAAAGATGAGGTAAAATTACTATTAAGTGATATTGAAATTAAATTGAAAGAAGAAAGAATTAAAGAAGAAAGAATTAAAGAAGAAACAATAATTAGAGAAGCCAAGAAAAGGGGTGCAGTTAAAAAGGCTGATAATACTGAAGATGATGATGAAATTGAATCAGAATATGCTGAATATGAGGATTATGTCGATGAATATATAGATTAGACTAATAAAAAACAATAAAAAATATGAGAAAACTTTGGATTTAATCCAAAGTTTTCTTTATTTATAGGGCTATCTCTGAGTGGTAAAGTATTTATAAAAAACTGTATAATGTCATGAAAATCAAAAAAAAACAGATTGAAGAAATTTTAGATAAGGATGGTAATATTATAGGTAATAATTCTGTACCTGAATTCGATTTAAACACGAATAGTGGTGCTCATGGTACAACAGATCAGAATGCTGGTATGCTTGCTCAAAACTTTAAAAATGACTTTTTGGGTAGATTTGGGTTTTACTACTATGAGGATTCAAAACAAGAAACTCCTGAAGTAGTCAAAGATATAGCTAAAGCAGCATATAAAAAATTTGGTAAAATTTTGAATCATTATAAGAATGATTATAAAAAACTTAGAGCAGATTTAGAAAAATTTAATTCAGATAGTAGTAAGCCAGAGAAATCAGATATTGAGTTTGCATATGAAATTATGTCTGTTATAAAACCACATATGGAAAAAGCATTTGATTCTGAGAATAAAAAATTAAATGAAGGTGAAATTGTGGAAGATAAGATCACTGAGAAAAAAATCGATAAATCGGTTTTTGAAAAGAAAGAGGAAAATGATTTAAAATTGAAACAGGTTGCTGATCTTTTAAATAAATTGCCTAAAAATGAATTAGATAAATTAATGAATTTACTTGAATACAAAAAGAAGTAATGAACTCTCAATTATACGATAAAAAATATAAAGTACCCGAACCTATTATTAATAGATTAAATGCATTGATTTATAGTGCAGATGCTAATTCTGATGGTGTTAAAAGAGCTAAATTCTTAGTTAAGAATGGTTATTGTACTTATCAAATGTTAAAAGGTCTTAAGAATTTTTTTGATCATTATAATGTAGAAAAAAATACATCAGAGCAATATGAACTATCTGGTGGAGATCAGATGAAAATATGGGTTGATACAATTTTAGGTCGTGAAAGGAAAAGAACCGATATTTCATCAAAAAATAGACAAGGACTTGATGCTAAAACTACAACAGGAACGCATACATTAGGTGCTCAATCTGGTTCAGTTAATATGAGTATTAAAATGACTGAAGGATATGAGTCTGAAGATGATCCTATAATTGATGGTGTAAATGATGGCGTAAAACATAATTCTCTAGCGGTAATTTATAATAAAGATGGTAATATTTTATTGGTTAAAAGATCACAAGAAGAACAATGGATGCCAGATAAATGGGCATTAGTTGGTGGTGGTGTTGAAATCGGTGAAGAACCAGAAGAGGCGGTTAAAAGAGAGGTATTAGAAGAAACTGGTCTTGAATTAGATAATTTTAATAGAGCTTTTGGAGTGGATTTGCCTAATTCAAAATTACATGTATTTACAGCATACTATGACGGTGATCTATATGACATACAATTAAACAATGAACATACATCATATGGTTGGTACTCATTGCCAGAAATGGATTATATTGATTCAGTACCAAATTTGGGATTATATGTTAGTAATGCATTAACAGAAGTAAATGCATAGTATTTATATGAAATAATTCTTAATTAAAAAAAATAAAAAAATGAGTAGATTAGAAACAATAAGCAAAGAATTTAGAGAAAAAACTCTTGCAAAAAATTCATATTCTAATAATGATGATTATGGTGTATCACACCCAAATGCATTATCTGATGGAGATAATAAAGGTAAGGGGGAAAATAATGGTAGTATTGGTTCTGCAACAGATATTCAATCTAGAGAAAAATTATTAGTAAAAAATAAGTTTTCACCAAACAAACCATATGATAGTGCATCTGCGTAATGATTAAAGAACTTAATATCCTTATTGAGAACATAAAGAAGTTTAGACTATTTCCTATTAATGAGGCAGTAGATAAGACTCCTATTATTAAAGCTGTTAAGGATAGAGAAGTTTTATATATTTATTATGCTGGAGATAAAACAATTCATAAAGGATGGAGAACTATTGAACCATTTGCAGTTGGTGTTTCTACAGCAGGTAATCCAGTAGTAAGAGCATGGCAACAACATGGTGTATCGGATTCGTATGAAGGATTGAGAGGTAAACCAACAGAGAAACCGGGATGGAGATTATTTAGACTTGATGGTGTTTCATCAATAATTAATACTTCAAAATCGTTTCGTGGTTTAAAACCAAATTATAATCCTAATGACTCACAAATGGTGACTATCTATGCTGCTGTTAGTAATAATGACGTTGATAGTGGTATGGAAGGAATGTCTTCAGTTGAAGAACCAAATACAGCTAATATTAATAAATCAGCATTCAGTACACAAGCTAATAAATTTAAGTCATTTTATAACGCAGAGGAAGATAATACTAATTTACATGACTTTATTGTTAGTCGTTATAATATATTGAAACATAGTCATAAAAAAAGCCCTAAGAACTATTTTGTTGGTAAAAAAGGTCAAAGTTATTTTGTGGGTGAAATTAAGGATAAAGAAAAATATGGTAACTTCCAAGAGCTTGGTAACTTCCAAGAGCTTTTTCAAAAAGAAACACAACAAAAGACTGATATAGAAAGAAAATCATTTTTTGATAAACAGAAAAAAAAATTTAGAACTAAAATTAATCAACAAAATTAACTTTTTAACTATTATGTAGTATTTATAAAAAATAGTAAAAATTTATAAACAATGAGTAAAGGATTTGATGTAAAAAAAATACGTGAAGAAATTGATCGAAAGAAAAATCAATCACAAGTAATTAATGCTGGTGGATCACAAATTGCTGTTCCAAGAACAGGAGATGCTTTTTTAAGAGATTTAGTGACATCACTTAATACTGGTAGAGCAACAGATGCTGTTAAAAAAATGCAAATAGTTGAACAAATCGCAGAAGAGAAAAAACCATCAGGAATTAAGGGTAAAAAAGTTGCAACAGGTTTTTCTTCTGAAAATATACATTCACTAATCAATAGTGAAGTAAAAAATGATAGATATGAATCAAATAGTGTATCGGAACCAATCTATGAAGATAGAGAAGAATTAATGGTAAGAAAAATAGAGGAACAAAATAATGGTTTAGTTAATAAATATAAAAATGGTACTTTAGATGTTAATCACTTAGTTGAGCAATATTATGGTAAACAATCAGAAAAACAATTAGTTACAGGTCATAAACAATCAGTTATAGGACAAATAAGTACTAATTATATTGATGAGGAAGTTGATAGAAGATTTAACGTTTATATTAATGAAAATATGGGTGCTATTCTTGAAGGTGCTATAAAAAATACAATAATTGAAATGTATTCAAAAGAAAGGGTTAAATCGGTATTACAGGAATTAGATATTGATGGTATGATTAAAAAAGGAGTAATAAGAACAATTAAAGAATTACAGGAAAGAAAAAAACAAAAAGTTAATTAAATTTAGTATTTATTTATAGCAGTAAAAGCTCATAGTTTAGTGCTGTGGGCTTTTTTTTTAATAAAAAACGATATGTTAGATAATTCAGAATTTAATAGTCCAGTTTCACCTAATGATGAATTACGTGATTTAAATAGAGAAGATGAACTTCAAAATATTCAGCCCCCATTTGATGATCATTATTTGTGGGCAATTGAGCCAGAAAAAGTGTCTGAAAATATAAACAATAAAAAAATCAGTGATAAACTAAAAAGAACGGTTCAATTTATTGAAAAGGTATCGGATTATAGTGAGTTTAATAAAGAGATATTGTATAGATACTACAATGATGTAAAATATAACATAAAAAAAGCAATTAGTATGGTTAATAATGAGCCAATGTTTTACGAAAAATTAATGCAATTAAAAAATTATTTAAATACATTAGATATTAATGAAGATGGTACATCATTATATATGGCTACTGACGGTGTTGTTGAAAATGAACTAACAAGTACATTTAATGTTGAAGATTTAAAAAATATAAAATCATATAAGGGTAGAATTTTTTATTTAAAAAATAAACTACAATTATTAGGTCAGGGTAGCAGTAGAATAGTTTTTAAAATAGATAATCAAAAAGTAATTAAAGTTGCTAAAAATAGTAAAGGTATTGGTCAAAATTTTTTAGAAGCCGAGATTGGTCAAGATAATTTTTTTATTGAAGTAGTTGCTAAAGTCTATGATTATGATCTTGATTTTGTATGGATTATATCTGAATATGCATCTAAATTTAGTGAGGCTGAATTTAAGAAAATTGAAGGTTACGATTTTAAAACATTTGGTCTATATTTAACTAGTGAAAAATATGGACATAATTGGGAACAACAAGTTACTCCTGAAGAGCATGATGCTTTTATTTATCCAAAATCACCAAATTCATTTGCTACAAATATTAAACAATTAATGAGAGATTATAACATGCCAGTTGGTGATTTGGTTGTTAAATCATCATATGGTATTTCAACTAAAAATAGAGAATGTGCTGTTATATTAATTGATTATGGTATAGATGAAGATGTATATAAATCTTATTACTCTAAAATTAAAGAACAAATTCTTAGAGAAATGATGATGTATCTTAAAGATGAACAACCAATTGATGAAAGAAAATTATCGTATATGCCAAACAGTTCTTCAGTTGAAGTTAAACAGAATTGTCGTTTAGCTGGTAAATCAGATAGAACAAGTGATGCATGTAATCAAGGTGATATTAAGAATTTAAATTTAAGACCTATTAGAGAAAATTCAGATGCTGATTATAAAAAATGGAAGAGAGATAATGTAACATATAGAGGTATATCAGAAGATTCTGTTGATGGCGAAAATGGTGGAATGGCTATGCTTGGTCAAGGGTTATATAGTGTGCCAGCATCAAATAAAGCTATGGCAAGAAAATATGGTAAATTGGTTATGTTGGTTAACGCTAAACCTAAAAATCCTAAAATTTTTAATACATTAAATGATTGGGAAATATGGTTTCAATATAATGTTGTATTTCCAATATCAAAAGCAAAAGGTAAAGATTATCCAGATGGTAGAGATGTAAATTCTATATCAGAAGAAATGATGAAACGTGGATATGATGGTGTTGTAATTAAAGGTCGTGAAATTGTAAATTATAAACCTGAAGATGTTAGATATTATTATAATGAAAGACAATTGGAAATGCATTATGATTTTTATGTAGCACCTAATAAAAATAATATTAATGAAGCTAATGGTGATGGAAACAAAATGAAAAAAACGGTATTAACTAATTTTTTAAATAAATTAGAAGCATACCAATCAAATTATTATGATAATATTGATAAAAATGATTTAGTTAATGCATGGAGAATTTTGCATCTAAAAGCTAAAGAATATATTAAACCAAATCCAAAAGAATTAAATAATTTATATAGAGGTGCTGATGAGGTTTTGTCAAAAAAAGCTGTATCATTTACATCAAATAAAAACTACGCTAAATTATCTGGTACATACGTATTACCTTTTAGTGAACTTCAATCATATGAAGGATTAATATCAAAAAAAAGGGTTAATAAATTAATTGACGGATTTAAAATAGATTTTAGTATTAGTGATCATGAAGGTGAAGTAATTGTTTTAAATCCTGTATGGAAAAAATTTGATATTGAAAAATATAGAGTATCAGAACTGGTGGAAGATTTATCATACATGCACGTGGATAATGCTGCACCAGAACAAGACAAATACATGATGGGATTAGAAGAATCAATGACTAATCGTATAATAAAAAATGTTATTGGATATCATGGTACTGACAGTGAATTTGATATTAATAAGGTGGGTGAAAATACTGGTAATTATGGTCATTATGGTTATGGTATTTATTTTAGTGATGATGAAAGAGAAGCAAAAACATATGGTAATATTGTTAAAAAATATAATTTAACTATAACTAATCCTTTTACTGGCACTGATGATGAATATCTAAAATTAAAAGATATGGGTTGGAATGTTGGTGATTATGGTAAAACCAATATTAAATTTACTGAATTAATTAATGATACTAAGGATCAAGAAGTAAAGTATTTTATGGTATGTTTACTTAAATATAAAAATAATGCTTGGGAAGAATTTTGGAAAAAATATCCAAACAATAAAAATGATTATTTGAACGACTTATATAATTTATATGAAATGTCAGATGCAAGTGGACATGACGATGGTGTAAATGAGACTGCCATTCAAATGATTTTAGATAATTTAAATTCTGTTGGTATAAAACTCAATCCAGAATATAATTTTGGATTTTTATATAAAACACCACTTCATTATATTACTAATACAGGGGAATATGGAAAACAATTAACAAATGATCTTAAAAAATTGGGGTATGATAGTGTGATATATGGATCGGAAATAGTTATTTTTGATCCCAAAAATATTAAATTTATTAATTACGTAACACCTATACAAGACAAATACATGATGGAATTGAAAGAAGGCGATAATAGAAATGAGATGGTCTATTGGCATGGTGGTAATTTAGATGATTATAGTGAAACAATCGCTCAAAGAAATGGTAGATATGAATTTGGTGCTGGATTATATATGACAACAAGTTATGAGGTTGTTAAAAAATACACTAAAGGAAGTAGAAAATTATATAAGATTACTGTAGAGAGGGGTGTTGATATAAATGATGCATTTATTGATTTAGAAAAAGCATTAAATTTTATTAACACATATGTTTTAACTGCTAAAAGAAAATCTATAATAGAATATCTTAGCAAATATATTGAAGATGGAAAAGTACCTGCTAATATCTTTAATAATTTAATATTAAATCATAAGGCGATACCGTCTACAAAAACTAAAGAATTAAGAAATTTTCTTATAATTAATGGTATTGATTATGAGATTGTAGATAATGCATTTGGTTTTGGTGAAAAAATGATGGTTCTTTACAACATGAAAAAAATAAAAGATGTAAAGAGAATAACATCAAAAGATAAAATTGATAATTATAATTTATTAGATGAAAGCATATCTGATATAGTGAATTTGTCATTTAAACAAGAGATTGAAAATATTGGTGGTAAATTATATTCTGTAGGTGGTGCTGTAAGAGATAAATTCTTGGGTAAAGAATCTAAAGACCTTGATGTATTAATTACAGGAGTATCATTTGATCAACTTGAAAAACTTTTATCTAAGTATGGTAGAGTTGATGCTGTTGGTAAATCATTTGGTATTTTGAAATTTAAACCACAAGGATCATCAGAAGAAATTGATATTGCAATTCCGAGGACAGAAAAAGCTACTGGTGAAGGTGGACATAAAGGATTTGAAGTCACTTCTGATCATGCATTACCAATTGAAAAGGATTTGGAGAGAAGAGATTTTACTATAAATGCAATAGCTAAAGATGCTGCAGGTAATGTAATTGATCCTTATGGTGGTCAAGAAGACTTAAAGAATAAAATAATTAGAATTGTTAATCCTCAAGCATTTTCAGATGATCCATTAAGAATGCTTAGAGCAGTGCAATTTGCAGCACGTTTTGATTTTACGATAGAACCTAAAACAGAACAATTAATAAAAAGTAATTCATCAAGAATTAAAGAAATTCCAGCAGAAAGAATCTTAACTGAATTAGATAAAATAGTTAAAAAGGGAGATGTACTATATGGTGCTGATTTATTAAGGGAAACAGGACTTTATGTACAAATATTTGGTTCTAAGTCACCAGTTGGTTTTGAGGATCATTGGGATTTAGATGCATGGAATAATGTAAAGACTATGGGTGAATATATTTATTTACTAGCTTTTCCTGTACAGGAAAATCCTGCTGAATTCTATAAGAAAGCATTGAAGGGTGATATACCAACATATAAGGAAATTCTTGCATTACATACAGGATTTAAAAATGTTAGTGAAAACCCTATAAAAAATAGAGTTGTAGCCCATAATATGTATACCATATATCCAGAATCACTTAACAGTAAGATATTACCAAAACCGTTATTAATTGCTGCAAACGAGTTAAATTCTGGTAAATATCCAAAAGGATTTAAAGAATTAGCTGTTACAGGAAATGATTTAATTAATAAAGGTTTATTTGGTAAAGAGTTGGGAGATAAATTGAAAAAAATGCTATTATCTGTTTATTCTGATGCCGCAAAAAATTATAGAAATGAATTATTAAATTTCTGATGAATCAATAGAAATTAGGTATTTATATGAAAAGTAATGTAAAATGGCAAATTCATCAAAAAATAATGATAGTAGTTTTGAGGGTACGTTAGTTAATAAAATAAGTAATTTAAAGACGATAATTGGCTTTGTTCTTTTTATTGCTGTTGGAGTTGGCAACTACATGATTACAGAACTCAAAGTTAGAGAACACGATAAAAAAATTGAACATCTTGAAGAACAGATTAAATTAAGAGGTAATGATGCTTTAATAATGAAGCAATTAGATGATATACAAAAGACAAATAGTGAATTGTCTGCTAAAATTGAAAAAACAAATGAAAGAGTTGACAAAGTACTTGAGATACTTCTTCGTAAGTAATCTAATATTATTAGGATGCACCGCAGATAGTGCTATAGAAGAAAAACCTATTGAATCATCAACTACTCTAGTAATGACTAGAGAGGATTCTATACTTAGATTAGCTGAGGAATTAAATATTACAATTGATAAAAATAATGATAATGTTCATGCTATTTTAGATAAAATTATTTTACAAAAAACTAAATTATTGTCTCGTTTAGATTCTCTAAATGAAAGAGCTAATGATATGGAAAGAATGGCTTATGAGTATAAAAAAAAAGAAGATGATGAAATAAAAGCCAAGTTACTTGCAGAAATTAATGATATTAAAATTGAACTTGAAAAAATAAAAAAATTTGCTAAAGACAATGAAATTAAAGATAGGGATAAATTAAGAATTCCTGAAAAACCTATAATTGATACAAAATCTTTTGAGGATTTGCAACCCGGAAATTATGTTTTTAGATTAGATCGTACCCGCATATTACGTGTTTACATAACACCAGAAAAAGAAGTAATTATTAGTAAACCTATAATGGACTCAACTACTGTGTTTAAAAACAGTGGTACACAATTAAGTCCAAGAATGCAAAAAGAATTACAGCAAATTAAAGATAGAGTAAAAAATCAAAATAACTAATGAAAAAAATTTTATTAATTATATTGTTGATATTGTCTATATTGCCATTATTTGGGCAATTACAATTACCTGAGTTAAAATCGATTTATAAGAAAGGTGATAGTATTATATGGAATAAATTATTACCAGTTTATATTCATATAAGTACTGGTCAAGATGAGCATATATTTAAAAAACCAATGTATCTTGATACTGAAGGTGCTAATTTTATTAGAACCAAATGGGAAATGGATTCACTAGGTAAATATATACAACCACAAAGAGAACAATTATGGATTATTTATGCTGACAGTAAAGCACCCATAACTAAAGTAAAATTTGTATCTAAAGAAAAATATATTTTTAAAGGTAAAACATACTATAGTGATGATGTAAAAGCTAAACTTGAATCATATGATGAACTATCAGGTGTAAAAAACATCTATTATTCAATAGATAGTTCAGAATTTGTAAAATACAATGATTTAATTAAATTTGAAGGTAAAAAAAATATAAATTTTAAATTTTATTCAGTTGATAATGTTGGAAATATAGAAAATATTAGTCAAATTACTTATTTTTCAGATAAAAATAACTTATCTTTAGGTATTGATGACGTTGCACCAATTTCAATTATTAATAAAAATGATTCTATTTTATCACTGAAAGATGTGATTGCTTTAAATTCTAGTGATGATGGTGTTGGAGTAAGTGTTATATATTATAGTATAAATGGTGGAGGATTTAAACCATATGAAAATCCATTAACATTGACAGGCATTAAAGATGGGTATCATGTGATAGAATATTATGCTCTTGATTGGATTAATAATCAAGAAGAAATAAAAAAATATAAATTTTACCTAGATGTAAATGCCCCTGAAATAAAAATAGAAGAATCTATTATGGAATTAAACAGTAAAAGAGCGATAAAGATAAATGCAATAGATAATAAATCTGGTGTAAAAAAAATATTGATACAATTAAAAGAAACTGATAAATTTTTTGAATATAAAGAACCATTACTAGTAGATATTACACACCAAAAATTGAAAATTGTTGCAATTGATAACATAGGTAATACAAGTATTAGAACTATTACATATGGTAAAAATTAATCTATGGAAAAAGTATTATATAGTGCAGTAGTTCTTGATGATGATTCACATACTATGTTGGTAAATGCTTTTAAAACATTTATACCTAAAGATTTTAAAATCTACGCACATCATATGACAATTAACATGGGTGAGCTTAGAGAAGAATATAAAAAGTATTTAGGCATGACTGTAATGTTAAAGGTTGTTGGATTAGGTATTGATGAAAAGGCTATAGCTGTAAAGGTCGAAGGATTTCCAACAGTAAATAAAATACCTCATGTCACTCTTGCTGTTGATGTAAATAATGGTGGTAAACCAGTTATGAGTAATAATATTACTAAATGGCAACCAATAAAAAATATGATGTTTATGTTAAAGGGTGTTGTACAAGAAATTAAATCAAAATAATGAATCATATAAAAAAAATAGTCTTTATAGATCACGATGGTTCATTAATGAATGTTCCAATGCCCGATACTGGAAGAATTTTGTGGAAAGAAAAAACTGGTACTGAATACCCACATAAGGGATGGTGGGGTCAACCAGATAGTTTAAATACTAATGTATTTGATATAGAACCATTTCAAAGTGTTGAAAATATATTAAAAAAGGAAAATGCTAATCCTTCATCATATACTGTTTTATTAACTAATAGAATACCAAAATTTGAATCAATAATTAAGAATCTTCTAAATTCTATGGGATTACATTTTGACTTGTATTCATTTAAATCCGATAATAGGGATAAAAAGGAAAGGATATTAGAAATATCAAGTAAATTTCCTTCATTAGAGGAAATTAAGGTATTTGATGACCAAAATGATCAAATTGAAATATTAAAAACATTAAAATATGATGTTGATGAAACAATTAAAGTTGAGGTCTACCAAGCCAATAATGGTCAATTAAATCTTGTTGAAAAACATCAAAGAATTAAGTTTTTAATAAAAAAGGGTATTAAAAAGTATTTATAAGAAATACTTTCAAATGATAGACATGAGATATAAACCAAATCATTTACCACAAATAAATGCTCCATTCCTTTATGTTGTGGATCAATTGGACAATGAAAAGGTTAAATATAAGATTTTAAAACCTACACCAAACGAATTGAAGCCCACACAGGGCTTAGTTGATTTATGTAAGGTATCATCAATATTTAGAAGTGGTAAAATTAACCAACCTATATGGTTATCAAGAGATAATGAAATATTGGATGGACATCACAGATATGCAGCTTCAATTAATAAAAATGAGCCATTAAAAGCGATTCAAATTGATTTACCCTTACATGATGCCGCTAGAATTTTAAATAAAATTGTCGATATTTTTCATTATAAAAGACAACGAGCACTTGATGAAGTGATATCACAAAATGTTATTAATGATGATAAAAATTCTGATTTATTGAATCAATTGTTGCGTGGAATACCTAAAAAAGATAAAAAAATAAATAAAGAGGTATTTATTGGTTATAGAGAAGATGAGCCGAAGCCAAATTCTAAAGTGGGAAATTTCTTTTCTCTTAACCCAAACAAAGAGATGAAAAAATTTGAAATTGAATTCGATAACTTACTTGATACTAATAAAATGGATATAACATTTACTAATGATGCAGTACCAACAGTAGGATTAGCTAAAATATGGTTTCCTGATGTTGATTTGAATGAAATTGCAAATGATATTGATTCTAAAATAGAAAATTTATGTAATAGGCTTGTAGCTGAAAAAGCAAAAAAAATGGGGTATGATGGAATTAAGTATGGATCAATTATGCTTCAAGTACTATAATAATAATTAAAGATAAATATAAAAAATATGGCATATTTTATAATTAAAAATATAACTAACAAACTAGATAAAAGACACCCAAATGTAAACCAATCATTGGATATTGAATATTTTAGTCAATTTGAAAAAAAATATCATAATTTAGCATCAGGCAGAGAAATGGTTATTAGTGCGGATAATTTACCATTAGGGGTGCATATTCTTAAAGCAAAAAATCTAATTTATGTAAAGAAAGTTAGTGACTCTGAATATGAAAAAATGCAACAATCTAAACAAATTAAAGAAAAAAAGCCTGAAGTAACCACCACCACACAAAATCAAGCTGAAGATACTTCACAGAAAAAAGAGAAGAAAAAATTCAAAAAAACTGAAGATTTTGAATAAAAATTGAAAAAAGAAGAAGAAATTCTTCTTTTTTTTGTCCTTTTTCAAAGCCCATTGTATTTATAATAAATTATAATTATTTATAAATACTAATGGTATAATGAGCAGAAAACGTATTTTATTTTACAACCTTGACAGTGCAGGGGTTAATTATTACAGAACCCTTACTCCAGCAGTACAATTAGAAAGAGATCATTCAGATAAGTTTGAAGTAGAAATCAATTCATCAATTGATTTTAATGATTCTAATACTATTAATTATCTAAAGAGCTTTGATATAATTCATTATCATAGATATTTAATTCCATCAGTACCACAAATGCTTAGATTGGCTAATGAGTTAAAAAAGAGTGGGGTTGTTTTAGTTATGGACATAGATGATTATTGGATGTTGGATAAAACACATCCAATGTATCCAACATTTATGGATAAGAAGATTTACAACGATATTGTGGATAACATTAAAATTGCGGATTATATAACAACAACTACTGAAATATTTGCAACTGAAATTAGAAAGCAAACTGGTAAGGATAATGTGTTTGTACTACCTAACTCAGTTAATCCTGAATGGATGAAACAATTTAAAGATGAAAGACGACCTGATCCAAATGGATTAGTTAGAATTACATATATGGCTGGTTCATCCCACATGAATGATGTTCAACAATTAAAAGGTGTGATTAATCGTTTAAATGCTGACCATGAAACTAAAGGTAAATTTAAAATTATTATTGCTGGTTGGGACACTGAAGGTACTACAATTGATATAACATTTAATCAGGAATTTGGTCAGGAACTACAAAAGAAAGGTTTGTGGACTCCTGATATGGTTAAAGCAATTAATAAATCAAGAGGTAATATTGATATGATTCCTAAATTACCATCAGTATTAATTGAAAAATATAGAAATAAAGTTTTTTTTGTGAATCAAAGACCAATTAAATCAACTGAGTCAGTATATCTTAATTATGAGAAAATTTTGACTGATGATTATAGAATTATATCTGATCAGGAATATTTGAAATGGTTAGGTAATTACGAAAGAGGTAAATATGATAATGAAGGTGTATTTGCAAGAAGATGGACACAAAAAGCAAATATCTATGCTGAAGTTTTGAATGAAACAGATATTTCAATTGCACCTCTTGCAGATAATATCTTTAATAGAATGAAATCTAATTTGAAGCAAGTTGAATGTTGGACAAGAAGCATTCCTATTGTATGTACTGATATTCCACCATATAATGTAGATGGGGTTAATGGAAGAAATTGTTTATTAATTCCTTATACTAAAAATTCAATGATAAACAAAAAAATTGATGCTGATTGGGCAAAAGCGTTGAAAAAACTTATTCTTAATCCAGAATATCGTCAGCAGATTGGTAATCAATTATTCGAAGATTTCAAAGAGAAATATAATTTGAAAAATGTTACCGATAAAAGAGCACAAATTTATGAATCAATTTGTGTTAATAAAGAACAATTACAAGAAGTATAAAATTATTAACTATGATTAATGTATTAAAAATATATATATATATATATATATATATAGCTATAATTAAATTATATCATAAATTTATAAGTAAACTTAAAAGTCACTATCGTTTTATTTCAGTAAATTTAATATTTGAGTATAGATTAAAAAAATTTAAAATTAATAATGATTCTGAAAAATATCTTAATTCTTTTAGACAGGATGTTAATGAAGAATTTAATAAAAGTAAGATTAATAGGGATTTATTAGAAGATGACGATTATGATAATAAATTATTTGAAATTATGACTGATAGAATTAAAAATTATAGTGTTTACACTCTAAGATATGATAATCATATTATGATAGATAATTATAAATTCACGTTATGGGATAAATTTATATGTTTATTCATAAAATTAAAATCTTATTTTATTGCTTTTAAATATGCATATAAAGAGGTGATTAGTGAACCATATGGTGCGTATATGCATAGAAAAAGATTTCAAAAAATCATGGATAAACATTTTAAAAGTTTTTTTGCATCTAATTTAACATCCTCATTATATAAGGGATATAATGTAATTCATAAGAATGATGTATATAAGAGATTTTCAAACTCAATGTACAATTCGATTTTACTACATAATAATATGAAAAAAAAATAAAATTATGGAAAATTTAGAACAAGAGTTTGATAAGAAAAGAGAAGCATTTTTAAATGATAAGAATAAATTAGCACATATTAAAGCTGTTTATGATTTATCTATAGTAAAAAAACCTAAAGCAACAAATCAAACTAATACAGATAAATCACTAAAAGATTTGATCGATGATGAATCAAGTATTATTGATGAAGAATTATCAGGATTAATCGATCAAATGAGTGGTGTTAAGGTAGATACTAAATATGTAGATCAACTTAATCAATCAACTGATATTGGAATAAAAATGGAAGAAGTTGAAGATTTAATTGTAAAATTTAACAAAAGAATTAAAGAATTTGATGAAAAAATTGCTCCATTAAATGAACAAAAAAAAGAATATGAGTTGGCAAATAAATATTTAAAAGATTATATTATTAAACTTGCTTTATAATTATCTGTGAAAATATTATCTTATATAAAGGGATTTTTTTATTCTATTTTTATTAAAATAGGTATTGCATTTAGTAATGTTGCTGAAGAATTTAAGACTGATAGTTTTGAATTAGACCCTAATAAAAAAATTGTAATTAGAAAAAAAAATCAAAATCAATTATTGAACAAATTTCAAGTTGGTGAAACCGATGAAAAATATACTAAAGATTATTATGAGGTCTTAAAGAAAGCTGATAAATTTTTAAAACATGTCACATCTGAACAAATTCAAATGGCTGCAGATAGAAATGGTATGAGTTATGGTAAAAAAGATAGATGGGGGAGAAGATTTGAACATTATGGTTTTTATGATCCTAAAAGTAAGCATTATGGTAAAACTATTGCTGAAGCAATAATAGATCAGGTTGAAGAAAGAAAAACCAAAGATGATGACTATCCTATTGTTTATATGATTAATAATTCAAAACCATTAGATGGTTTTACTACTATGAAAGATGTCGTTGAAAAAGATAATTCTTATGAATTAAAAAATGAATTAGAAAGAGTTATAGAAAAAAGATTTAAAATTAATATAATTAGAGATAGACAGAGCATAAATAAAATTGAACAATTAACCGAATTTTTACATATCAAACAAATATCATCAGTACATAGACAGTATGAGTTTTTTATTAATAAAAAATACGGACTACATAAATTTGATGAAAATAGTGATGTTTTTAAAGAGATAATTGATATACAGCAAATATGGTTTAAAGATGAATGGGGACAAACACATTTTTTTACTGTTGATAGATTTACTAAAAGACTATACTTTGATGATAAATTTGAGGTATTAAAATTTATTGGTAAAATTGTTGAGAAACTATAAAATTTTATAGTTTATTGATATTACAAAATCCGCTTAATGCGGATTTTTTTTGAAATTGTATTTATAAAAAAGTGAATAATGAGATCAATTAATATAAAATTTCCTCTTGAAGATGATAAAGTAAAAAATAATCTATTCAAAATGAATTGTGTGACTAAATCAGCTTTAACATCTAATCTTTTATTACTTCTTTTAACTGAAAAGGGTGAAAGATACTATATGCCAAATTACGGCACAAATTTAAAAAGGTTCATTTTTGAACCAAATGATAGTGTTACTATTGGTGATGTGGAAGAAGAAGTTAGAAATACAGTTAAAGAATTTATACCCGAATTAACAATAACATCAATAGATATTTATACCACAACAGATGAAGATGGAAATCTAATGAGTGAGCATGAGATTAGATTGTTGGTTAATTTTTCATATGATGAGGGTGTTTTTAATGAAACTGGTGTGGTAGAAATAACATTCTAAATAAACAATAATTCAAAATGGCAGATAAAACAATACCATATAATAAAAGAACCTTTACTGAGATAAAGGATGAACTTGTGACATTAGTTCAAGAATATTATCCTGAAGTATTCGGTGATTTTACTGATTCTAACATTGGTTCTATGATGATAGATTTAAATGCTGGTGTAGCTAATAATTTATCAGTGAATACAGATAGAGCATTTCAGGAAACTCAACTTGAATATGCACAGCAAATAGCATCGATACTTAATATTGCTAAAAATTTAGGTTTTAACATACCAAATAAAAGACCATCTGTTACCGTTGTTGATTTTACTGTCCAAGTACCAGTAAAGGGTGATAAACCTGATGCATCGTATTATCCTGTATTGTTTCCACAATCACAAGTAGTAGGTGGTGGTAAGGTGTTTGAAACTGAAGATGTAATTGATTTTGCATCTCCTGTTAGTAATTTAGGATATCCTAATAGAAGTCAAATACCTGTGTTAGATTCTAATGGTATTATTACATCATATTTAATTACAAAAAGAGAAATAGTAATTAATGGTAGCACTAAAATATTTCGTAGAGTTATTAGAGATGAAGACACCATACCATTTTATGAAATTACTTTACCAGATAATAATGTTATATCTATTGACAGTATTATTTTAGTTCAAAATCAAAATGCTGGTTCAAATCCACCAGATGAATTATTTTATGATCAGGATATTCGCTATTATGAAGTTGATTATTTAGCACAACAAAGAATTTTTATGGAAGATATTGATTCAGGTAATAGTAATTCAACAACAGGCAATACAGGAATTAAAGCAGCTAAATGGATGGACGTTACAAGAAAGTTTATTAGAGAATATACTGCAAATGGATTATGTGTTATAACTTTTGGTAGTGGTAATTCTGATTTTGATCTTCTTAAAGAAGGATTTGCTAAAGTTGGTATAAGTAACGATATATTTTTACAGAATTTCTTAGAAAATACATCGTTAGGTGAAAAACTTAGAAGAGGTACTCTCTATATTAGATATAGAGTTGGTGGTGGTAGTGATTCTAATTTAGGAAGTAATGTGCTTACTCAAATGGGTCAATTTAGAATGTCAGTAAATGGTGCTCGTCAGGATTTAAATAATAATGTACAAAGAAGTCTTAGAGTGACAAATCCAATACCTGCTATTGGTGGAAATGATGGATTATCTATTGAAGAAATTAGAAATTTAATATCATATAACTATTCTGGACAATACAGAGCAGTAACAATTAATGATTATTTAACAATGGTAAATAGAATGCCGGGACGTTATGGATCACCATTTAGATCAAATGCATTTAAAGAAAATAATAAAGTAGTTATTGTAATGTTAGGTATTGACTCGAGTGGCAAATTAACTAACACAAGCAATACATTATTAAAAAATAATGTTACTGAATGGCTAAGTGAATTTAGAATGGTAAATGATTATGTTGAAGTAAGAGATGGTAGAATATTCAATATTGCAATAGATGTTGATGTCTACGTTGAAAAAAGAAATGATAGTCAAATTGCTAATAATATAATAAGTACTGTTACCGATTTTTTTAGCATTAATAACAAACAAATGAACGAAGATATGTTTTTAGCAACATTACAAAATTCAATTAATGATATTAATGGTGTTATAAATATTGTTTCTTTGAAAATCTACAATAAGGTTGGTAGTACTTATTCGTTAAATCCTGTTGAACAAGAATTTGCAAATGAAATTACTGGTGAAATTAAATTGATAAATAACACAATTTATAGCACTCCAGATTCTATGTTTGAAATAAAATTCCCTGAGAGAGATATTAAAGTTTTTTTAAGAAAAAGAACTGATTTAAGAGTATAATTAATAATGGAGTTAATTAAGAAAACATTTGAGTTAGTAGAATCTGGTACGACAGGAATTCCTGCGTACTCTGCATATACTATGAATATTTTTTTAACTTCAAACTCTAAAGATTGGGGATTTTTTGATGTATATACTGGTTTATCAGAAACAACAATAGATAATGTTTCTTATTTAGTTACTGGTGGTTGTACTAGTAGATTATTTGAATTAAAAAAATATACATTAAATAATTCATATTCAGTAAAATATAAACAGTCAAATAATTCATCCGTAGATGGACTTGATTTGACTCAATCTATTACTGGATCAACAACTGGTGTTACTTTGGTTTATTACATTGGTGGTATTACATATTATGATGTTATACCATCAGATACAGGTATCACACCCTATAGTATATTTAAATTTACTGGTGTTGGCTATAATTCACCTAATTATGATAATTATGCTATCTATAAGGATGAAACGTTGTTGGAAATAAAGGAACAACCAACAATTGATCCTGACGTATTTATTGAAAGACAAAGTTTGTCTGTATTTGAAAATAACTATAGGTTAAAAGAACTTAATAAACTTTTTGATGTACTTAGCTATGCTGGTGGTAGTTATTTTAATATAATTGATAATGTGTAAATAAAAATATATGGCAACAGGAATTTATGGAGGCATACGCCCATCAGACATTAACATCAACGATCTTGATGTATTCTATACATTTACCTCAACAAGAGAATTACAAGCAACTCAGGTTTTTAGATTAAACCCAACAGACATATTAACTGAATTATCTCTTCCAGAGGATGATCAAGTTAATTTAGAGCAAAATCTACTTGAAGGTATGTATAACCTTAAATTACCTGCTAATATTTTTAATAGCACTGGTGTTTATACAATTTATATTAGACCTAAAGTATTAAGACTGACTATTGTTGATTGTGGTGTTTTATCAGCACTTCCAACAGTAAAGGGTATAATTATAGATGGCAATGAATTAGATGATTTTGATGCTTCTTTATTGGCAAATAATGCATTACAGGGTTATAGAATCGAATATATTAATTCGGATGGGACAAAGCTAAGAAATACGGTTAGATACGTTGTATCGTCAAATAAAGTGGTTCCAGTGACCGAAAACGTAGGTAATACAAGTCAAACTGCTATTCGCTATAGATTTGATGATAATGGTACATTATTGTTCTTACAGGTTACACCTAGTTCAGCATCTAGTGTTAAACCTAATGTTACTCCATTTATTGGTAATCCAGATCAAACAATTCTAATGTCAAATACTAATGTTAATCCTTTAGCAATTGAGATTGAATTTGTGGAAAATACATTAGATACATTGGTAAGTATGGTAGCTGGTGAACAAATTAAGGATGTAGATAATGGCATACTTACATTATATGATGAAAATAGAAATATCTTAAGACAATTTGATTTGTATGAGATTAAGGAAGACATTGAATCAACTTCATTGTATGAGGTTAAGCAAAGAAGAACTAATTTAGATTTATCACAAGATTTTGATGACATAACATCAGAAGTATCTTAATTTTATAAAAAATGGCAAAAGTTCGTGTTATTAATAAAGGTCAAAATGCTGATTTAATTGGTGGTAATTTTACCAATGATGCGTCACAAACAATCTTTAGTCTTGGCGCATTTTCTATTCAGTCTAATTTTACTGGTAGAAAAGTAACCAAATATGAAAATAAGATAACATCTTTTGTTACACCAATAACACTTGAAAATCTTGAATTAACTCAAACTGAATCTGAAAGTATTGTATTATTAACATCTAATGTAGTTTTAAATCTTGATAGATCAGATTTAAAATCTTATGCTAAATTTGGTTCTGCTAAAGAAATATTGAGAGTTTCTATTCAGGAAATTATAAAGAAATTTCCTGCAAGTTTACACGCATATAAGAATATAGCTGTGAATGGTAATTTTACAGTAGGTAATTTTGTTTATGATCCATTAACAAATATATCAACATTTCAAGTACCAAAACAATTTGTAGATAACAAGTTTGGTATTGTAACATCAAGAAATAATTTTGCAACACCAGATAACTCAGAATTACGTAATCTTAATTTATCATATCAAAATTATGTTATTTGGAAAGGTACTGATCCAGATAATAATACTCATTATATTCTTGGATATACTGGCAATACACCACAATATCAATTCTTATCATTTAAAGTTCAGGGTAATCCATTTCCAGAAATTAGTGCTAATACTGCTATTACTGCTAGTATCAATTACCATATTAAACCAGACCCAAGACAGTACAATTTATTTTATTCATCATTAGAGCCATTACAAAAACATTTATTAGCTAAAAGAACCGATGATAATACTGGATTTATAACGGAATTAAAAGAACCAGTATTATTAGATAATGGTGAAACTATTTTTATTGATAGAATATTTAAATGGGAAACATTTGATAATTATAATGTTGATATTGATAGTCCTCAATACTCGCTGTATTTAATTAATTTAATGAATTTAGGTGAACTATATGATGGCTTCAAAACTGATTTGGTATATAGAATGCTAACAACATCATCTATTAAAGCATATGACCAAACAGATGAAATGAAAATGTCTAAGTTACTTAGAATCTATGGTAGAGAATTTGATAATATTAGACAATATATTGATGCAATAGCATATGCTAATACTGTTACATATAATAAAAAGAATAACTTATCTGATACCCTTGTTAAGAATTTAGCTAAAACATTAGGTTGGAATACAGTTAATTTAGTTTCAGATGAACAATTAGCTGATGCATTTTTTTCACAGGTAGAAACCGAAGAAAATCAAGTAAAGTTACCATTTGAAATAGATATTGAATTGTGGAGAAGAATTATTATAAACACAAATTATTATTGGAAATCAAAAGGCACTAAAGCATCATTAAAATCAATGCTACGTCTTATTGGTATTCCAGAACCATTTGTTGATATAACAGAATATGTATATACTGTCGATGGTAAAATAAATCCTAATACAGTAAATTTAACATTAGAAGATATTGGTACACCATCATTTCCATATAATAGTAAAGGATACCCTATTGCACCTAAAGAAAATAATGATTTCTTTTTTCAAATTAGTGGTGACACTGATGGTGGTCAGGAATATATTAATGTATTTAGAAGAGTAGGATTTTCAGTTAATAGAATAGTTGATAATAAAAAATCTTGGGAAGAAGCTGGATTTGTTCAAAGACAACATTATTCATCACCAGCATACTTTCAACGTGATAGTAAATTAATTATTAATACAAAAGAAATTGATGCAACTCTTGATACTGCAAGAGGTATTGAATTTGATGTTTATGAATATAATAAATTAACTAACTATCCTATAAGTACTACTGGTGTTACTAAACCATATTTATATATCAACATACCATTCACATATGGCGCAAATACTAACACTTTTACAATTATTAGTGGTGACATCGCATTAGGAAATATACAAGTTAATTTTAATGGTATTACTTTAGAAAAAGACGTTGATTATATTCAATTAAATAGTACTACGGTTCAACTTACAAGTGAGATAGCTAAAATATATAGTAATGGTTCTAAAGATGTAATTACATTAACATATATGCATGACAGATATAATGGATTGTCAGGTGATTATTCTGCAATACAATATATTGTGCTATCTATAGTTGCATTACCGAGTGGTATTGAAATCCCTTTACCGCCTAATTATACTATTAGTAATAGTAGTGATATTCAATTAACAGTTAACGGTATTTCATTAACAAAAAGTACATCATTATTTACTGGTGATTATATTATTGCTCCCACCAAAGATAAAATTATTGTTCAGAACTCAACATTAATGAGTTATTTACAATCAAATCCAACAGTAGTAATATCATATATACAACAATTTAATGACGAAAATTTACAGAAAAAATTTGAGGTACATAGAGTAGATTCCTTTTCATCAATTAAATTATCATTTAATGCAGGTATTAATAAATTCATATATAGTATGGATTATGAAGCCATTGCAATAGATGCTATTAAGGTCACTGTTAATGGTATAACACTTCAAAATGGAACTGATTTTACTCTTAATTCTGGAAATAAATATCAAATATTTTTACCACCAGCATTAAATTTTGGTGATATAATTGGTGTATATTACGTTGTTGGTTCTGGTATTACATCATCGTTCTTACCACCTAATTTAATATTCCCTAATGTTAGTGAATTAAGTTTTTTAGAATACCTTGAATTAATAACTAGAAAATTAATTAATGCCAAAACAAGAAAAGTAATTACTGATCATAATGGTGGGTTTTATCCAACTGTATTAAAAATATATGAAGAATACTTAAGAGTAAGTTTTTTACCTAAAGATAATTTTTATCATAGTAATGGGTATACATTTAGTAATGTGTTTCCATTTATAGCTAAATTCAGTACTTTCTTTGAAAGATTTATTATTGATTTACTACCAGCAACTGTTATACTAAAGAAAGGTGGTACATTAATTAGAAATACGTCATTTACAAGACAAAAATTTGTATATAAAAGAGGTGTAAATTTTACTCCATCTTTAGGATGGCTAGGTGATGATGGTAGTGAGTTTAAAATTAAACAATCAGAAAAAATATTTAGCTGGACAGATGCAAGTGTTTGTATTATCGAAGAGGTATTTATATTACCAACTACTACTACAACCACAACTACTGATGCACCTACAACTACCACTACTACTACAACAACTACCACTACTACAACAAC